TTAACTGCCACTTTGCATCTGATTGAATAATTCGATGCCTTTTTGTCGTTGCTTATCGAGGTGTTCCGCCAGATCCTGAACGTGGATCATGCGTGGTGCTTTCTGGCTGTCAGAGGCGCGAAAGGTTGGTAACGCAAATTCCCCCATGGACGCTTTCTTTTCTGCGGTCGACGGTTTGAGCCCGAAGTATTTTTCCGATACGTCCGCCAGAGGGATCGTTGTTGTTCCAAATTCTGCAAGCAATAAAAATACTGTGTTCATCATTTTAAGTCCCACCCAATCGCCTGAAATAAACCCATTTTGGGATGGAACCAGCGTGTACCGCGCGGCTCCGCTTCGCTCATCATCTGGTGGAAAGCCTTCATGAACGGCTCAAGCTCAATAATCGCACGGCGAGAAAGCAGGCCGTCAGGGGTCATAAATTCGTGCGTATCAGTTGGGATGCGATATGCGTTAACCAGGTTCCGGCACTTGGCATCAGTCATACCGCTTTTTGCGACCACCTGGCGGTAACCGACATAACCGGCCCGCATGTTTCCGCGCTTGATATTTTCCACCGTCTCTGTGACTGCTTCGATCTGCTCTTCAACATGATTCAGGCGCTTTTGCTGGCGCACGGCATCAGCGGCCATTACTGCGATCATCTCAATTTCAGTAAGCGGTTCGCGGGTGCGGAAGTAACTGTTAACCAGTTCGCGCTGCACCTGCCATGACAACGGGTCATTGAATGGCTTTGTCAGCATCAGATAACCGGACTCAAAAAGTACAATGCCGGACGGAGCAAATTTCGAGAATGTCCCCTGAGGGAGGTCCGTACGTAATACGTCCGAACCTAATTCTTCGTAATCTACGCCAGCGATAAAATGCTCACGATTGCGGTTGAACGCTGCTCGGGCGGTATCCTGAGGGCGGTTATGTACTTCATCAATCATCGCGAAAGTGACCACGCGCTGACCACGATATTCCACTGCAGGGAGCTGTTTGTTGTTAATGGTTACTGTGTTCATCATCGTTGTCCTCAGTGCATAACCGGCATGCCAGGCATACCTTCGGTCTGGATTTGCTTGATAAAGCTGTCATGTAAAATATTCAGGCCTTCCCGACCCATCGCAGACAGCCTGAAGCCTGAATCTTTGTCGGTAACCACCATGTCCTGATACATGCGCAGCGCCAGTTGCTGACCGAGTTTCTGTCCGTATTTTTCGATGGCGCAACCTTCAAGATGGTTGGCAAGCGCGAAACGCTCAGGGCCGGGATAGACACTGATTGCTCCGTGTTTGCCTGAATAGACAGTGGCCGTGTCAATGCCTCCATCTCCCCTGTGAACATCAACAGTGCCGTTCTTTTCCATCTCCTCTGAGATGAACACCGCTGCCACCAGCCAGCGCCAGATAATAATTTCCTTATCAATGGGCAGACTCAGCCAGCCGTTTTGTTTTGCCTCAAAAATACAGGCAAGCATGCGCATCCCTTCAGGAAGGCATTTATCGTATCGGCCCTTATCCAGTTGACGTACCAGGCCAGAATAGCCAATAACCCGGTTGCCATCTCTTACACCATTCTGTGTCGGTTCCGGGGCGAAATTTTTGTTCAACATGGCGTGATCCTTAAAACGGTTTGCTGGCCTGAAGTTCGTCGCGTTCTTTCACAAAGCGGTTGTGCATGGACTCCCATTTCGAAAGCCATCTTTGCTGTTCGCGCTTGCGGGCCAGTATCCGGCGCAGACGGCGCAGACAACGCTGGTGGGCGCAGAGGTAATCAGAAGTGTGATCGCCGAGGTGATAAGCAATTGAGCCATCCTCAAAAATTTGCTGGCATGGCTCGTTAGTGGGCAAGTCGAGCTTTCTGAACACTGTTGAAACCATGTAGTGAGCCAGATTGTTGAGCGCGGCGCCGCGGCTCAGGAATCGCCTTTTGCCACCGTGACGCATGACAACATACAGTGGGCCGGCAGGTGTTTCATACTGACGAAAGGCAACATCGATCGCGCTGGTGGTATTAGTCGTTTTCATTTCCGGTCCTTTAATTTGTTGTATGATTCATGCGATAAGACTTTCCAGTTCTGACCGCCGTCGCGGGAAAGAAGACGCCAGCGGCGGTTGACCCTCAGACTGAGGTTTCCGCACTGGATACGACACGGCACAACCCGGCGCTGGCGGTAACGCCGGAGAACGTTAATAGCCTGAGCATGTACCCATTCGGGTACGCGTATAGCTGTCAGTGTCATCGCATCACCTCTTTTGGCGGGGTGATACGCCAGCCAGCTTCACGGGCCAGTTCGATAAACCCCTGAAGGGTGGTGATGTGATCGTCCGTGGTAAGTCGGTAGTCACAAATTGCTCGCCCGTCCTTAAGGTGAACGACGACGCGCCCGGTAAACTCTGGTGTAACGTGCAGATCCACTGGACATACGCAGCGAAGTCCCGCCGCTCGAAATTGCTCCTGAGTAAACTCTTTCACTGGACACCCCCGCTTAAATGTTCTTGTTTCACGTAATCGGTGACCTCTTTAAATAGATCATCGATGATTAATTTCCCTGATTCTGTCAGGTATTCAGAGTTTCTATTTATGCCAATAGCATTCTGGTAAGTTGATTTAATAAATGATTCGGTTTCTTTTCGATTGTTGAATTCTCCCCGAGCAAGCAGCTCAAATCTTTTCAATAACTGAGACATTACAGATTCAGTGATTTCCACCGTTTCGATCACACCATTCGGGAGATTCACAATCAGGAAGTTTCCTGAAGTTTTATTTTTGAGTCTGTTTAATGCAGCATGAGCGATCCGACGGCGATATAAGTCAATTACGTTTTCCATTGCGCTGTTGCTCCTCAATCTCAAGAACTGTTTTTTCTTCCTTAACTGCCCATGAATTAACCTTTGCAGACAGGAGGTAAGCTATCTCTACAAGATTTTCCATTTGATAAGAGTTAATGGATTTATATTGTTGGGATATGACTTCTAACAAAGCGTAAAGATGTTCTGTTGTAGTCGTTATATCCTGAATATACTGTCGTGTTGGCATGGTTATCTCCCATATGCTTTGCGTAAATAAAGATACGCAATCACTTCATAACCACAGTTCATGTACATAAGCGCTGATTTGTATGCGGCTACATCCTTAATGAAACTCATTATTCTTTCCCTCCGGTATATCTTTCAGTCCCGCATTAGCTTGTTCGATAAGTTTTTTTTCGTCTTTCGTAAAATGAATTCTGGAATCTGAAATTAATTTAAAAAGAACAACCTCGATGATTTCAAAGAATCCTATCACCTGCCCTTTTAACGAATCATTTTCACTCAGATCACTTATTTCACTCACTATGCGTGAAATAGTGAATGGGGTATTTCCCGCACCTTCCCTTGCTTCATTTTCTAGATGCTTAAGCCAGATCCATGCCAATGCAGCTCCCGTAATGCATCCTCCCGAGTAGCCGCCTTTTGATGGCACGTTCCAAAAGCTGAGTCCAAAACCGGATTTAGACTTACCGCCGATAAATGGAAGTCTGTGTAAAGCTAATTTTTTTCTTTTATTAAATTTAATCATTTTAAATTCCTTGAGGTGAGTTTATCCCCAGCATTTAAGCTGTAATTATTATCGGGGAAATTTAATAATTAATTGCTGCTTTATATTTGGGGTGACTATTAATAATGTTCTTTGCTTCTTCACACGCTTCGTTGTAATTCTTGAAGAAGTCAACGAGACAGAAATAATCGCCTTCTACGCGCTGGTATAATGCGTACTCACATTCATCACCCGAAAGGTCAGTAATTAGTTGAAAACTACAATCACCATGCCAGGGTTCGGCAGCATGCAAGTAACCCCAATGTGAGCGACTGGCTCTCAATTTCTGGTGTATATCAAAAGGTTTTTTGATTTCTGAATTGCTCATAACATTCGACCTGTTGTTTGACTGTGATATGAGCATACCTGCGGGTAATAATCTGCGTCAACACCTATGGGTAATAATTTTATGAGTTTTTTTTATCAATTTGATTTTTAAGGTAATAAAAAACCCGCCGTAGCGGGTTTAATTAAATAATTTTTATTCTGGCCTCTACAGCCACGCCGAGTATCTTGCAATTCCCGTCTATAGGGATTAGTGGGTAAGCTGGGTTGAGCGGTTTTAGATAATGATCCCCTCCATCGATAACTAACTTTTTAAAGGTCGCTTCATTTGCATCTATGAGCTTTGCCAGTACGAGACTGCCGTGTTTAGCCTCGCGACCTGTATCAAAGAGAACCATCATGCCTTCTGGAATGCTCATACCCACAGGTGATGTCATGGAATCCCCTTTTATACGGAGCCAAAATCCTTCACCTTCTACATGGGCATCCGATTCACACCATTCTTCAACGTCATTGAGTGTGTACGGTTCGATAGCTTCTGCCCAAGCTCCTGCGCTTACCCAACTGATCACTGGATATCTTTTCCCTGGATTTGGTTGCTGAACTAGTTCGACATTCGATTTTTCTTGGCTGATACCATCCATCCACCCCCGGGGTAAACCGAACGATTTTTCAATAACTTCGATCATATCGTCGGCGATGCGTTTTCTACCAGCTTTGCCCTCAGGCCATAGCATTCTTAGTACGTAGGAAGGCTCTCGCTCAATCTTTCTCGCGAGTTTTGAGGCATTCCCATCACAGTAATCATCCCTCAATTGGATGAGTCGTAAACGACGTTTTTCGTATTTATCCATAGCTCTTATTTTAACCTTTGTTACCCGGTGGTAAATAACCTGTGGGTATTGATTATCTTGATACCTACAGGTAATATCAATCCTGATGTTTGTACAGAGGTCACTTATGGAAACTTTGAAGCAATACATGGCGACTTTAACGCCTGAAGAAAAAAGGGTTTTCGCGCAGAGTTGCGGTACCACCCTCAATTACCTGAGGAAGGTCATGAGCACAGGTAAGGCGATAGGCCCAGAAATTTGCGCTCAGATTGAAATACATAGCGGTGGAAAAGTAACCCGTAAAGCGCTTAGCCCACACAACTGGCAAAAGATTTGGCCTGAACTGTTGCACTCCAACCATGCATGTTAATAACGCCGTGATGCCGCAGGCATACAGCTCAGCCGATGCGGAGTGGATACAGGAGCAGTTGTCAGCACTACCACCATCAGCCAGGCAAAAGGCAATCGTTCGTTACGGAGAGGTGTACGAGGAGTTTTTGAACAGCGAGCCAGTGAGCTTTCGCAAAGAGAACAAAGCAAGACACGAAGCCAATACACGTCTTCGTGAGTACGCAAGAAAGTATCACCGGGCATTACAGGGTTACACAGAAAAGCCCCCCTCATTCAGTCAGTGATGACCCCTCATCAGGCGTTTGGACTTAAAGGAGTCTGGATGTCTAAACCCCATAAAAGTGGGGAAGAGGGAAGAGGGGGGTAAGGGGGGAGTTGGGAGAAGGGGCAGGTATAGCGTCCTTTTCCAGGAGAAGGGTACATAGGTTAAGTAGATCTCTGTAAGTAGAACTCCCCTCCAAAAAAAGCACAGCCATTTAGACGGCTAAACATTACAGGCGGACAGGTGGGTTTCTCCTGGAAAAGTTCAGGCTCACTTACAGGCACAGAGTTAGGGGCGGCAGATGCTGACAATCACACCAAATTTTGCACAGGACCGGGCACTGAATATGCTGCGTCGTGAGTGGAAGGCACAGAATTCCTTCATGGTATACGCACCCACCGCCAGCGGTAAGACAGGGTTGGCCGCTTTCATCACTGACGGATTTGTCAGGCGTGGGATGCGGGTGCTTTTTGTCGCTCCGTATACTGTTTTGCTGCGCCAGACTGCCAGCCGTTTTGTTAGTTACGGTCTGAACCCTGATGAAATTGGCCTGGTCTGGGCTGAAGCCGAGAAGGGAGAAGTCGACCCTGCGCGACTGATCCAGATTGCCAGCGCCGACACCCTGATCCGCCGTGATTTTCCCGACAATATCAATTTGCTGATTATCGATGAAGCCCATCTCCGCAAGCGCACCATCCTGAAAGAGATTGAACGCCTTACCAGCGAAACGGACATTAAGGTTATCGGGCTTTCCGGTACGCCTTTTTCTTCGTTCCTGGGTAATTACTATCAGCGTTTGATTAAGCCCACCACGATCAGCGAATTGATTAAACGCGGCGACCTCAGCCCGTTTGAATTCTATGCGCCAACGACACCAGATTTAAAGGGCGTGAAAATGTCCGCGTCGGATTTTGGCAGGGACTACAACGAAACCCAGCTGGCAGAAATTATGAGCGGCTCTGATCTGGTGGGCGACATTGTGAGTAACTGGCTTGAGAACGGGCGCGACCTCCCCACTATCGCTTTCTGCGTAAATGTGGCTCACGCTAATTTCGTCACAATCCAGTTCAACAAAGCCGGGGTTAACGCTGAAGTCATGACAGCGGAAACACCCCATGACCAGCGCCAGGTAATGATCCACCGCTTCGAGAGTGGCGCGACCAAAATCCTCGTGTCCGTGGGGGTGCTGGTGGCCGGGTTCGACAGTGATGTGCGATGCATCATCTATGCCCGACCCACTAAATCAGAAATCCGGTGGATACAGTGTATCGGTCGCGGGCTTCGCACTGCGCCGGGCAAGGATACCTGTCTGATCTTCGATCACAGCGGAACCGTTCACCGCCTGGGCTTTCCCGATGCTATCGAATACGACGTTCTGCTGGATTCCAGTGATGGCATGAAGGAGGCGGCAGCACGGGCAGCGGAAGAACGCGCCGAAAAAATCCCCAAAGAGTGCCCCGAATGTCACTTCATGAAGCCGGCAGGCATTTACGTTTGTCCGAAGTGCGGCTTTAAACCGCTGGCCGGCTCCGACGTGGACACCGACACCTCACGCAAAATCAAAAAGCTTTCTAAAGGATCTTCTGTTGCAACAAAAAGCACCAAACAGGCCTGGTGGAGCCAGATTAAGTTTTACCAGCGCCAGCGCGCTTCAACCGGCAAACCCGTCAGTAACGGGTGGTGCCTTCATACCTTCCGGGACAAATTCGGGGAGTGGCCTAACGGGCTGAGCGATTTCCCTATGGAGATCACCCCTGAAGTCAGCAATTACATCCGGCATAAACAAATTGCATGGGCAAAAGGGCAGGAGAAACGGCAGTTACAACAGACGCCCGTCGTTCACAACCGAACTGAGGAGCAGCCTCAACAACTGACAACTATTCCTGAGGGCTGTCCGACCAGCAGGATCATCAGCGCTAAAAAGCAGTTTGAACAACTTCGTAAGCATGCGGGAGAAAGAACTTGAAAACCACTGAAGCAGCAAAAGGCCGATGGTCGGAAATTTTTGAACATTACGAACTCCCGCCTGTTACCGGAGGGCGGCACTTCAAGGGTGAGTGTCCGCTTTGCGCCACGCGGGGAAGTTTCCGCATTGATGACCAGGACGGAAACGGTACGTGGATTTGCAAATGTGGCAGCGGTAACGGGATCAGTCTTGTCGTTCAGACCCAGGGGAAATCATTTGCTGAAGTCTGCCGGGAAATCGACGCCCTGCTTGGTAATGATTACCGGCATCGCGCAACGCCGATCAACACCACAGCCACCAGCCTGCGCCAGCGGGTGGTTAGCAAATTTTCAAAGCTGGAAGGTCCTCGCGGCACCAGTGCGGCTCAATATCTCCTGAACCGGGGGATCACAAAGCTACCTGCTGAAGCGGTGCGGTTTTGCCCGAAGGAGCGCTATCAGGGCCACGTATATCAGTCGTTGTATTCGCTGGCGACAGATAACCGGGGTGAGCTGTGTTACCTGCACCGGACTTATCTCGACGGCGATAAAAAGGCACCGATGGGTGACGGACAGAAACGCCTTTACTCGTTACAGGAGGACTCCTATCTGGATCACGCTCAGTCTGTCGCGGTGAGGATGTTTCCCGTCGCGTCCACACTGGGTATTGCGGAAGGTATTGAAACGGCTTTATCCGGGGTACAGCTATACGGCTGCAATACTTGGGCAACGCTGAACAGCGGGTTTATGAAAAAGTTTCGCGCACCAGCTGGCGTACGTCATCTCATCATTTTTGCAGACATGGACCCCCATTCAGCGACAGGCCATGCGGCGGCGTTCGAATGTGCCCACGTTAACTTGCTGGCAAAAAATGACATTGAAAAAGTTAGTGTGCGCTGGTGCGACAACGGGGATTTTAACGATCTGCTGGTCAACGGCGATCAGGTTCGCGAGATGACATTTTTGAAAAAGGCGGTTGCATAATGCGTACAGATAACACCAAACATAAAGCACTTTTTACTATCCCGACGGCAGCGCACAGCACTACCCTGGCAACCATCAAGCCGCTGCCTGAACAACGTAAAATTACCGGGCATAAGCAGACCGATGCCTATCTCTGGGTGCTGGAGGTTATCCGGCTGAACGAACCCGCACATCTGGACGCAGCTGAAGATGCGCTGAAGAAGATTAAGATCACCCCGAAAGAAGCTGAGAAACGGTACTCAAGTTACCTGCTGGCGAATGGGGCCGATCCGTTCCAGGTTGCATTTGGTACTATCGGTATGGATAACCCGGCAGGCGCTATCAAGACGGCACGGGAGAACATCAGAAAAGCTGCCGGAGTCAGGGCGCAGTTCGGCAGCTACGAAACAGCATTCGATGATGTTGAAGCTGAGCGCGTGATTAAGTCTTCACCGAAATTTATCGACGATCATCTTTGGGGATGGACTGCTGCTGAGAAAAAATCCAGCGGCATTAACGGCAGCCGTATGACAGAAATTGACGATCAGCGCCGCGCATTTATTGATGGCTACCGTGACGCGCTGCCAGAGCCTCACACTCTGTCAGATGTTGTTCGTGAGTTTGTTTACTGGGACTGGCTCTACCAGGTGCGCAACACCGCAGGCAAAGAGATTGGCTATGAATTCGGTTATTCCGAGCACCATCGATCTGTATATGACCGCGAGTTTTATCTGGAAAAATTGCTGTCAACCATCCCGCCAGTAACGCGCGCTGAAGCCGTGGAAGTATGCAGATGGTTTCTGGAAAGCGGGAAGGCAGAATACATGGAAGATGACGGTGCCGCGGTCATTCTTAATCTGGTTGGGGAGTGTGATCAATGAAACTTGAAGCCGCACTGAAGCACTTTTCTCCTCAGGGGATGGACATTAGCGATAAAGAACAGGAACAAGAAAACGCAATGCGTGATATGTACGAGGTAATGGATCGTTGGGGGGCTTGGGCGGCTTCCGATAGCAGCGGCGTGGACTGGCAGCCAATTGCGGCAGGTTTTAAAGGGTTATTACCCCATGGTAAGAAATCACGACTTCAGTGTGATGATGACGAAGGGATTATGATTGATGGTTGTGTAGCGCGACTCAGAAAATACAAACCAATAGAGTATGAACTAATTATAGCTCACTTCGTGATTGGAATTTCATTACGTACCATCGCTAAAAAACGGAAGTGTTCAGATGGGACCATTAGGAAGGAACTTCAGACTGCAATGGGGTTCGTAGATGGATGCATTGCCATGTTAGATTTTTAGTTATTAAACTTCAAAAAAGCCAGTCGGAAGATTGGCTTTCTAACGAGAGATGCTTTTCCCTAAATCACTTAGCACTAATTCCAGCCCACCAGTGTTCCCTGGCAAAGGCCATTTCGAAAGCATTTCTCCTGAATCTATCTGGTTTGCTAACCAGTATACAAATAATATGCATGGTTGAGTAAATAGAGGGTTATAGTCAACTCTGCTAATTATCCTTGTTGAGATGTATTTCTTCTCACTAAGAAGTACATGGATTTTATTTGGCAGGCTGTCGTCAATGTGATCCTTAAATGCGTCAATTACAGAGAAGTTAACATGCACATCTTCTTCAATGTATTGTTTACCGATTTTTTCTGCGTAATATTTTGAAAGGAAATATAAAAACTCGTTTCTTTCTTTACTATTATCGGCCAGAATCTCCATTGTTTTGCAAAACAGATCATCAGTTGTTTCCATTAAAGCCATGCTACGAGCTATTTGTCTTTCAGCTGATTTTGGTACATCACAGGAAGGCTTGTAGATGCTGTCATGGACTAACTCAGCATAGGCATGCTGGAGCAAGGTTCTCACTTGAACTTCGCAGCACATTTCAGGCGTTATACTCTTACCACAGTAGTCGAACTGAGCTTTTGGCCTTACTTCATAATGCCGGGATTGATAGTCAAAAATTTTGGGATTAACATCAATTTCTGATAAATAGTCTTTAGAAACAGTCGCATCCCATTTATCAGAGTTTTCAATTATGTCACTGATAGTTTTGATTTCAACAGAGAGCAGGACGACAAAACGCACACCAATCAAATCAGTCATTTGCACCACTGGATTGTCATATCCTTTACGGCTAACCTTTCCTAATGCTGAGGCGATTGTTTTTAACCTTGGTTCTGAGTGTATCTTTAGAAAGAGTGCGGCTTTGTCATCCCCTAGGGAGTTACGAAGAGTACTGTAAATTTCTTCAGACACGAACCGCCCCCAAGCTTCATAAGCATCGCGGTGTATCTGTAAAAACTCGCGGAACTCATTGATATTCATTATTGTTGACTTTTAAGTCGCCCTTTTATTTTCAAAATTGTTGATTCATTATCATCCGATGGGATGATTTCTACAAGATTTTTTAATTGATCTGGCGGGACGGAAACCCATACATCATTAGAGAATACGAGTTTGCTTCTTATTTTCAGCTTAGACTCAATATAACCATTATCTTTAGTTACTGCGGCTGCAGGGAAGTTGTTGTTTTTCATAAACTCCAAATAATCCACCTGCATTTTTTCGGGAAAGTTGGTTTGAGCAAAATCTGCGGTACTTAATGTAGTCTTTCTAGAACGCATCTCACTCCTTAAAGCTTCATGCAGTGCAAACTTATTATTTTCATCTATCTGTGCGGTATTAATGAAGTCCCTTGTGTTCTCAAAAAAGTCTTGGGTCAATTTTTTTGAGGACTTGCTAATATCCATATTTAGGAATCGAGAGTAGAAATACCCGGCAGCGTTTTTTGTTTCAGTTGATGTCATTAAATGATCAAATAAAAATGCACGATAAGATGAGCTATTATAATTACCATCATCATCAGGGGGGAGCGCAATAGTTTGGACTATAAATCCAATCTTATAAAAACGTTGAGCTGGAGTTAGAAGGAGTTCAGCGATAAACTCCATTGTAACCTGCTCATCATCTTCAATAGTTCTAAAACCGTTCTGTGTTTCGGCTTTTATAACTGCAAGGAATGGATGTGAGTCATTTCCAACTCTCCCAGATAATACGGCTAATATTCCTCCTGGCGCAGAACTGTTGTATTGCGCTTCACTAAGTTTACTTGCAAGCCGTTCGGTAACCTTGATGAAATGGTTTGTATCGTTAGAAAATGTTGATGCTGCAAGGTTTATAAAACAATCATCACCAACACCGCCAATAGACATTTCAATTCCATGAGATTTGCTAGCCAAAGCCTCAGTAATTCTTACCTGGAAAGCATCTAAAGCATCTTGTTTAAATACCATTAAAGACTTGCTGATCTTTGGAGGCGTCAACGTTTTATCAGCACTTTTAGGGAAAACTCTATGTGCAATAATTCTCTCTATTAAAAGCCCTTCAAAGCTAAAGTCTACACTTGCCATCGCTTTATCCTTGCTTGTTAGCATGTTTTTACCATCAGCATACGAAATCCCTAACGCGTACGCAAAAACTATCGTAGTCTGTTAAGAGTGGTTTCTACGCCACGGACTTAAAACGATATCTAGGCCTCATTTTGTTGGGGCTTACTGCATTTAAGGGCTGCCTTCGGGTGGCCCTTTTTATTTCCCCTCACTCCTGAGAGGACTCACCACTAACGAGGGGGCGTAATGTCCGAACCTTTTTCCGGTACCGCAGCCGCAGGTAGCGCGCTGACCGGCGCGAGCATTTATGGACTGCTTACCGGCACTGATTACGGCGTTGTGTTCGGCGCATTTGCCGGGGCTGTTTTCTATGTGGCCACGGCAGCCGACCTGACAATTTTTCGCCGTTCCGCGTATTTCGTCGTGTCGTATTTCGCAGGTGTATATGGCTCCGGGCTGGTGGGTTCGTGGCTGGCGAGCATAACCGGCTACGCAGACAAGCCACTGGATGCTCTCGGCGCGGTAATGCTGTCTGCCGTCGCCATCAAGACGCTGACGTTTTTCAGTGAACAGGACCCGCTAAAGCTGCTGGCACGCTGGAGAGGGGGAACCAATGGTAACTAACGATCCGCTGGTGCTGACCAACGTGGTGGCCTGTGCCGCCATTGTTCTGCGCCTGATGATGTTCCGTAAGCCAGGCGGGCGGCATAACCCTTGGGCGTCATGGCTGGCCTACCTGATAATTCTGGCGTATGCATCGGTGCCGTTCCGGTATCTGTTTGACTCCTATCTGCATACCCACTGGGCAACTGTCGCCATCAACTTAATCATCTGCGCTGCCGTGTTCCGCGCCCGGGGCAACGTCGCGCGAATCTTCCATGTACTGAGGCCGGAATGAAACAAACACAATTTCAGCAGGCGGCTGGTATAAGCGCCGGATTAGCTGCGCGCTGGTTTCCGCACATTGATGCTGCCATGAAAGAATTCGGTATCACTGCACCGACTGACCAGGCGATGTTTATCGCTCAGACCGGGCATGAATCTGTTGGCTTCACCCGGCTGGTGGAAAGCATGAATTACAGCGTGGCAGGTCTCGCGGGTTTCATCCGCGCCGGGCGGCTTACTCAGGACCAGGCTAACACGCTGGGCCGCCGTTCTTATGAAAAGGTGTTACCGCTGGAACGCCAGCGCGCCATTGCCAATCTGGTTTACAGCAAACGCCTGGGCAACAAAGCGCCCGGCGACGGCTGGAAATATCGCGGTCGTGGCCTGATTCAGATCACCGGTCAGGATAATTACCGACGCTGCGGCGCCGCGCTGAAACTCGATCTGGTCACCAGCCCGGAACTGCTGGAGCAGGACCTTAATGCGGCGCGCTCGGCGGCATGGTTCTACGCCACCAGCGGTTGTTTGCCTTACTCCGGCGACCTGGCGCGCGTCACGCAGATCATTAACGGCGGACACAATGGGCTTGAAGACCGTCGGCAGCGCTACAACCGTGCGCGGAGTGCGCTGGTATGAAATGGCGTTATGTTCTTCTGGCGCTGGTGGTCAGCATCTCTGTCACGGCGCTTATTGCCTGGCGTTCCGGATGGAATGCCCACGCCGACCATGTCAACGCGCTGGCGGCAGATAAGAAAGATAAAGCCGAGAAAGTCATCCAGCCGGTAGAGAAGAAAGCCGCTGCGGCCGGTGCCGAGGCGAAGGTGATTTACCGGACCATAACCCGCGACGTGGTGAAATATGTTCAGTCTCCGGATCGTACCAGGTGTGATTTTGATGATGAGTCTGTGCGGCTGCGCCAGCGTGCCATCGACGCTGCCAACTCCATCAGCGGATTTGATGCAGGAGCCGTGCAGGGCAAGTAATGCCGGCGTGAATAGCGACGAAGATTTACAGGCGGATATCGAAACCGCTGACTGTCTGCGTCAGCTAAGGCTGGACAAGTATCGCTGGCAGGCATGGTACAACGCCGTAAAATAAATTATGACAGTGTTTTTAACGACATTTGAAAAATCAAAAAATTAAAAAAGCTAATTGGAAATTGTGAAGCTGAGCAATATTCACAACGAATGTGTTGGTGCATATTTTCTGTTTCCGTTAATTAAATTATGGTTATTTTTTTATACGAAACAGGAGATTGAAATTATGGGGTGGAAACGCAATCCATGGGCTTATCTTTATGACTGGATTAGGGGTCTTCATCAGAGTGGTTATGACTTAGATGACATGCTTTTAGCCTTTGAAAAAATGCCATACACCAAACTTGATCGAAAAAATGAAGAAGAAGTGGCATTTGCTAAAGTTTTAATTGCGGACGCATTAGGCCAGTTACCCTTTGGGGAGATAGACAAATATATACTTCCCTCTGATGTTATTGGTTTCAGCCCAGCATTTGTTGATAGTGAAGGCTTCGTCTTTACCGCACACACTCCAAAAGGTGAAGATGATTTTCTTTTCTTAGTTTCGCCTAAGGCCTTTCCTCAAGAAACAACATTGGATGGCGTTATGAGGCGATTAGCAGCACAAAGCGCGATCGTTAATAAACTTGTCCTGCAGCGTTACCACACAAGACCGCCTTACCAACTTGGAACCGCAGGAATGATTGCATGCGCTAAAATTGATGCTGGGGATTAAATTTATTGAGATTGCTGTCATATCCTTATGCCTCGCATTCGCGGGGCTTTTTTATGCGCATCGTACGCGCACCAAAGAGAGTCTTTCAGTAACTAGTTCGAAGAAACCGGCCAGTTGGCCGGTTTGATTAGTTTTATCTTTTGCTATCTGGAGTCCGTTTAACTGGTACCCATGTTGCACCAGGTCTAGAAGTCGGTGGCGCGGTATGGTTATCAGGGATGGTTGTGTAGTTATCGGTTTGACCGCCGCGCGGGCCGCGCTCGCGATAAACACCACCATCACGCCCACTGGACTGACCAGGTTTTAACCCCATATGTACCTCCAAGGAATAAGCCACAAACTTGTGGCAAATACAATTTGTAGGAAAAAATAACGTTTTCAACGTGGCGATAACTCATTATTTGAGGAGTGTTAATGCCATCACAAATTCCAAGGGTATGTCGTAAACGTGGATGTCCAGGAACGACAATGGACCGCTCCGGTTACTGCGAGGCACACCGCAATGAAGGCTGGCAGCAGCATCAGCGCGGACTGACTCGCCACCAGCGCGGCTACGGCAGCAAATGGGACAGGTTGCGTCCTCTCGTTCTGAGCAGGGATAAACACCTCTGTCAGGAATGTCTGAGGAAAGGATGCTATACCCCGGCAGTCACGGTCGATCACATCAGAGCTAAAGCAAATGGGGGTACCGATGATTTATCCAATCTGGAATCCCTCTGCAATGCCTGTCACAGGGCGAAAACAGCCCGCGAACGAATCAAATGATATTAATTCTCATCTGCGGGGAGGGCGGGTAAAAAGCTCAGGGGCCTCGCCTTAAAGGACCGCCGCCTAACCTCTTTTCACATCGCCGCAGGTTAGAAAACTTTTTTATGGGGTCCCCCATTCGATGATTAATAGGAGTTTTCGATTATGTCTGGACCGCCGAAAACCCCGACCCATCTACGTTTGGTGAGGGGTAACCCATCAAAACGCCCGATCAACGAAAACGAACCTAAACCAGCTGCTGGGGTACCCCCAACACCGAAGCATTTCGACAAGCAGGGGAAATACTGGTTTAAGCGAATGGCCGAGGAGCTTGATGCTATCGGCGTGATGTCGCAGCTGGATGCAAGGGCGCTTGAGCTTCTGGTTGAGGTTTACACCGAGTACCGGCATCACTGCGATACTTTGGAGAGAGAAGGCTACACCTACGCCGTTTATAGCGACGAAGAGCCAGACGAAGGCAAAGAGCGAGAGATTCGCATGATCAAGGCTCACCCGGCCGCCATCATGAAAGCTGATGCCTGGAAGCGTCTCCGCGCCATGCTGGCCGAGTTCGGCATGACGCCTGCCAGTCGGTCGAAGGTCAGCACCAAAACGCCGGATGCGGTTGATCCGCTGGCTGAGTTCATGAAAGCGAGGGATTAATGGCTAAGGTTGCAGAGGGTATCCGCTACGCCGAGCGCGTCGTGGCGGGGGAGATTATTGCCTGTGAGTTTGTCCGGCTGGCATGCCAGCGTTTTCTGGACGATCTGAAAAACGGCGAGGCGCGTGGGATTTTCTTCAGCGAACCCAGGGCGCAGCACATCCTGAATTTCTACAAATTTATACCCCATGTTAAGGGCGCGCAGGCCGGTCAGCCCATCGACCTGATGGACTGGCATATTTTCATTCTCATCAATATCTACGGGTTTGTGATCCCGCTGGTGAACGAGGAGACCGGCGACGTGGTGCTGCGCAACGATGGCAGCGGCCGCCCGGTTATGGTGCGGCGGTTCCGCACCGCTTACAACGAGGTGGCGCGTAAGAATGCGAAATCCACACTTTCCTCCGGCGTCGGCCTGTATATGGCAGGTGCAGATGGCGAGGGCGGCGCTGAGGTTTATTCGGCGGCCACAACCCGCGACCAGGCGCGTATCGTGTTTGAAGATGCCAAAAACATGGTGAAGAAAGCGAAAGCGACACTGGGCCGCCTGTTTGAGTTCAACAAGCTGGCGATCTACCAGGAGCAGAGCGCGTCGAAGTTCGAGCCCCTTTCCAGCGACGCGAACAACCTGGACGGCCTGAACATCCACTGCGGCATTGTCGACGAGCTGCACGCCCATAAAACTCGTGACGTCTGGGACGTGCTGGAGACAGCAACCGGTGCGCGCCTGCAGTCGCTGCTGTTCGGCATTACCACCGCCGGCTTTAATAAAGAAGGCATCTGCTATGAGCTGCGCGATTATGCCATCAAGGTACTGCGCGGTTTCAACAGCGATGTGGAAGGAGCGGTTAAGGACGATACCTTCTTTGCCATCATCTACACCCTGGACGAAGGCGACGACCCTTTCGATGAAACGGTCTGGCAGAAGGCGAATCCGGGCCTCGGCATCTGCAAGCGCTGGGACGATCTGCGTCGCCTGGCGAAGAAGGCCAAAGAGCAGGTGTCCGCCCGCGTTAACTTTTTCACCAAACACATGAATATCTGGGTTACGGCGGAGTCTTCCTGGATGGACATGCTGAAGTGGGAAAAATGCGAACTCATTGCGCCGGCGCATGAGCTCAAAACATATCCCCTGTGGGTGGGCGTCGATCTTGCAAATAAAATCGACATTTGCGCCGCTGTAAAAGCATGGCGATCCCCTGACGGTCACGTTCATGCTGACTTTAAGTTCTGGCTTCCGGAAGGGCGGCTTGAGAAGTGTTCCCGTCAGATGGCCGAGCATTACCGCAACTGGGCGGATCTTGGGAGGCTCATCCTGACTGACGGTGATGTGATTGACCATGCGCAGATCAAAGAGGAACTCCAGGCGTGGGTGGCCGGGGAAAGCCTGAAAGAAATCGGCTTCGATCCATGGAGTGCCACGCAGTTCAGCCTGGCGCTTGCTGAAGAAGGTTTACCTCTGGTGGAGGTGCCCCAGACAGTTCGAAACTTTTCCGAGGCTATGAAGGAGGTCGAGGCGCTGGTTTATGGCGGCCGGTTCCATCACAGCAATCATCCGGTGATGAACTGGATGATGTCGAACGTGACGGTGCGGCCGGATCGCAATGACAACATCTTCCCCAACAAATCGACACCGGAGGCCAAGATCGACGGCCCCGCGGCGCTGTTCACGGCTATGAGTCGCTTACTCGTTAATGGGGGCAACGACCAGCAGGACCTGAGTGGCTTTTTTGATAATCCCATTATGGTGGGTTTCTGATGAAAAAAAACAATCAGCCGGGCAGGGTAAAAAGTGCTCTGCTCAACTGGCTCGGCGTACCCATCAGCCTGACTACCGGGACGTTCTGGCAGGAGTGGTTTGGTACCAGCAATAGCGGAAAAGTGGTGACAGCGGACAAGGCTATCCAGCTTTCAGCAGTCTGGGCCTGTGTGCGACTGCTGAGCGAGTCGGTTTCCACACTGCCCATGAAGATTTATGAGCGGCAGTCGGATGGCTCGCGCAAACTGGCGCGGGACAACCCGGTTTACCAGTTGCTCTGCCGTCGGCCCAACGCCGAAATGACCCCCTCGCGTTTTATGCTGATGCTGGTGGCAAGCATTTGCCTGCGTGGGAATGCCTTTGTGGAAAAGCATTTCATCGGCAGCAAACTGGTGTCGCTGGTTCCGCTGTTGCCGCAGAACATGGTGGTGAAGCGTCTCGACAGCGGACGGCTGGAGTACACCTATACCGAAAACGGCAAGCCACGGGTTATCCCTGAAAGGAACCTGATGCATATTCGCGGATTTGGTCTTGATGGTGTCTGCGGCATGATGCCGCTGAGTTCCGGGCGCGACGTGATTGGCTCTGCAATGGCGGTAGAAGAATCGGCGGCCAAGATTTTTGAACAGGGTCTGCAGAGTTCCGGTTTTCTCTCCGCAGAGCAGCCGCTTAATGACGACCAGCGTGAAAGGCTGCGCGGGTACATGCAGGCATTCACCGGCTCAAAAAACGCCGGGAAGATTATGGTGCTGGAAGGCGGCCTGAAATATCAGGGCGTGACCATGAACCCGGAAGACGCCCAGATGCTGGAATCCCGCGCCTTCAGCATTGAAGAAATCTGCCGCTGGTTCCGCGTGCCGCCGTTTATGGTCGGACACACTTCAAAACAGAGCAGCTGGGCATCAAGCCTTGAGGGAATGAACCTGCAGTTCCTGACCCACACGCTGCGCCCACTGCTGGTAAACATCGAGCAGGAAATTGCGCGCTGTCTGCTGGGTGGCGATGAAGATTTGTTTGCTGAGTTCTCTGTTGAAGGGCTGCTGCGCGCCGACAGCGCGGGCCGGGCGGCGTACTACACCAGTGCGCTGCAGAACGGCTGGATGTCGCGCAACGACGTGCGCCGTCTGGAAAATATGCCACCGATTGAGGGCGGCGACATTTACACGGTACAGCTCAACCTGACCCCGCTGGAGGACCTGAAGCAGAACAGCCAGGCGGCACAGGCTTTTGTACTCCGGCAGGTTCACAACCACGTTTTCCCTGACATTCCTTTCGAACAATCCCCGCTGAAACAGGCGGCATAGGACAAAACCCGATGACAAAAAGACAGCTTCCGGTTGCTCCGGCGGGTCGCCCGTGCGCGGGTGCCAGTTGCGAGGTGCTGCCGTCCGCGCTTGAACGGTGGAACGGCGGCATCCGGGCCGCAGCCGATGACGATAACTCGATCTCCATTTTTGATGTGATTGGCCGGGACTACTGGGACGAAGGCGTTACTGCCAAGCGTATCGCCGGGGTGCTGCGCTCAATGAACGGTGAAGACGTCACGGTGAATATCAACTCACCGGGCGGCGATATGTTCGAGGGCCTGGCGATTTACAACCTGCTACGCGAGTATCAGGGCAAAGTCACCGTGAAGGTGCTGGGTATCGCGGCCAGTGCCGCGAGCATTATCGCGATGGCCGGTGATGAGATTCAGATTGGGCGCGGCGCGTTCCTGATGATCCATAACTGCTGGGTTGTCGCGATGGGTAACAGGCACGACTTCGCCCAACTGGTGGAAAGTCTTGAGCCATTTGATAGAGCCATGGCGGATATCTACGCGTCCCGCTCCGGACTGGATATGGCAGCGATACACAAGCTGATGGACGCAGAAAGTTATATCGGCGGAAGTGACGCAGTAGAAAAAGGGCTGGCAGATGGTCTTCTTTCAGCCGATGCCGTTTCCGGTGGCGATGATTCCCCGTCGGCGGCGCTGCGTAAACTCGACGCGCTGCTGGCAAAAGCCAACACACCCCGGTCAGAGCGCCGGAAATTAATCAAAGCATTAACAGGTAACACGCCGGGCGCTGTTTCCGATCCCGATGGTATGCCGAGCGCTACCCAACCCAACCCTGAAATTTTAGCTGAGCTGGATGTCGCGTTAAGCGGCCTGGCAAACGCATGCCTTTAACGGAGAATGTATGTCTGACGTAAACGATATTCTGAAAAAAGTAACCGCCTCCATTGAGGAAGCGACCGGCAAATTCAACGCCAAGGCGGAAGAAGCGCTGACCGAGGCGAAGAAGAACGGCAAGCTGTCAGCGGAAACCAAAGAAACCGTGGACAAAATGGCGGTGGAGTTTAACGCGTTGAAAGACGCGGAAAAGACCCTCAAAGCCGCTCTGGGTGAACTGGAGCAGCACGTTGCGCAGATGCCGCTGGCAAATGCGGCAAAAGTGGTCGAAACCGTGGGGCAGGTGGTGATCAGCTCCGAAGCGCTGAAAACATTCGCGGCCAGCGTGGAAGGTGGTAAGCGCCTCAGTATTCCTGTTAATGCCGCGTTGCTTTCTACGGGGGTTGCTGATGGTGTGGTTGAGCCCCAGCGTTTGCCTGGCATCGATACCGCGCCAAAACAGCGACTGTTTATCCGTGATCTGATTGCCCCTGGTCGTACCGGTGCACCGGCAATTTTCTGGGTGCAGCAGACCGGCTTTACCAATGCGGCAAAAGTTGTTGCAGAAGGTACCGCCAAGCCGTACAGCGATATTCAGTTTGCAACCAAAATCACCCCGGTCACCACCATCGCGCACATGTTCAAGGCGTCCAAGCAGATCCTGGATGACTTTGCCCAGCTGCAGTCGACGGTTGATGCGGAAATGCGCTACGGACTGAAGTACGTGGAAGAGCAGGAAATTTTGTTTGGTGACGGTACCGGCGTTCATCTGCACGGCATTGTTCCCCAGGCAACGGCCTTTGCTGCTGCGTTTGAAGTTGAGCAGCAGAACGGCATCGATGATCTGCGTCTTGCCATGCTTCAGGCGCAACTGGCGCGCTTCCCGGCGTCCGGTCACGTTCTGCACTTTATCGACTGGGCGAAGATTGAGCTCACCAAGGACACACTGGGCCGCTATATCCTGGCGAACCCGGCGGCGCTGACCGGGCCCACCCTGTGGGGGCTGCCGGTGGTGGCGACCGAAGCGCCGGCATTCCAGGGCAAGTTCCTGACCGGTGCATTCAACGCGGCAGCGCAACTCTTCGACCGTGAAGATGCCAACGTGGTTATTTCCACCGAGAATGCCGACGACTTCGAGAAGAACATGATCTCGATCCGCTGCGAGGAGCGACTGGCGCTGGCGGTGAAACGCCCTGAAGCGTTCATCTACGGTACTTTCACTGCGCCTGCTGGTGGCGCGTAACACATAACGGCGGCCTCCGGGCCGCTTTTTTGTCGGGAGAGCATTATGAAACTGACCGTTATCCGCCCCATTTATGTTGAAGGAAAGGTCCTGGTAGAAGGGGATGTGTTTGAAACTCTCGAACAGCATGGCCGGGAACTGGTGCAGAAAGGCTATGCGCTGACTGTTAAATCGGATGACGCAGCGGAGCAAACGGAGCCCGCCGTACCGCCGAAGAAAGGTAAAAAATAATGCTTGATCTGGATCTGGTAAGAAAACACTGCCGGATTGATGATGATTTCTCCGGTGATGATGATTTGCTCGCGATTTATATCGGCGCAGCCGTACGCCATGTCGAAACCTGGACACGCAGGACTCTTTACGAAACAGCGACTTCGCCCGGATACGATGAAAACGCCGATCATCTTTTGCTCACTGATGATGTCAAAGCGGCAATGCTGCTTCTCATCGGGCACTGGTATGAAAATCGTGAAGCTACGACACCAGGTCAGATCATGGCATTACCTTTCGCTGTAGACGCGCTGCTCCAGCCTTACCGCATTTATGGTATGTAGGAGGTGCCATGCAGGCAGGAAGAAACCGCCATCAGGTCATGATTCAGAACGCAGTGATGGTGAGATCACCATCCGGTCAGCCCAAACAGGAATGGCGTGATGGTTCTCATCCGGTTTGGGCTGAGGTTAAGGGGATCAGCGGTCGTGAGCTGATTGCCTCCGGCGCTGAAAAAGCCGAGGCGACAGTCCGCGTCTGGATGCGTTATCGCACCGATATTAACGCAGCCTCCCGTCTGCATGTCCTTACCGGGCCGTTCAGGGGGCAAACGCTGGAAGTCACCGGGCCGCCGGTACCTGATGAAAAGGGTAGCCGCCTGGAAATTCTCTGCAAACAGGGGGTGAAAGCGTGATTGATTACAACCTTGATTTTTCCGGGCTGCAGGATATTTCCCGCGATCTGGAACTGCTCAGCCGCGCCGAGAATAATAAAGTCCTGCGTGATGCCACACGGGCAGGCGCCGAAGTGCTCAAACAGGAAGTTATTAAAAAAGCCCCGGTACGTACCGGAAAGCTCAAAAATAATGTTGTGGTTCTTACACAGAAAGCGCGGCGGCGCGGTGATATTGCGTCCGGTGTGCATATTCGAGGTGTAAACCCCGCAACAGGTAACAGTGACAACACCATGAAAGCAGGGAATAAGCGTAATGCATTCTACTGGCGCTTTGTGGAACTTGGTACATCGCACATGCCTGCGCACCCGTTTGTTCGTCCCGCATTTGATACCCGACAGGAAGAGGCGGCTCAGACTGCCATGGCGCGAATGAATCGTGCAATTGATGAGGTGCTGGCCAAATGACTGAAGCCGATATTTTCGAACTGATTGGCGCCCTGGCTGACGGGCAGGTTTACCCCGATGTCGCCCCACTAAACTCAGCAGGCGAGCCATCTGTCGCCCCGCCGTGGGTAACGTTCACGCTGGTAAGCCAGGTTTACGGTGACACCCTTTGCGGCCCGGCTGAAGAAAATACCTCTCTTCAGGTTGATGTCTACGCATCGACAGTGGACGAGGCGCGGGAAATTCGCGAGCAGGTTATTGCAGCACTTTCCCCGGTTCATTTCACTCAGATGATCAAAACCAGCGGATATGAACCGGAGGGCGGGGTGCGCCGGGCAACACTTGAAGTTCAGATCCAGCAGTAACCCCTAAACGCTGTTTAACACGACCGCCGCCTGGCGGTTTTTTTGTATCTGGAGAAAACATGGCCAGTAAGTATGAAGTAACAAAAGGTATGCAGATCGGCATCTCCGGTGCCCCTGTAACCGTGGCGGCGTTTACCGCTGTCGGTTTCCCCGGCGTGGATGTCGAGTTTCTTGTGGCGGAATGCGCTACCAAGGAGATCAGCTATACCGGCGGGCAGAAGGGTGACATTGATGTAACCACGCTTTGCTCGGTTGAACAGGAGCAAACCAACGGGCTGGCTGCTCCGGCTGAAATGTCTATCAGTCGCAACTGGGTAGGCGATGAAGAGGCGCAACTGGCGCTGCAGACCGCTTATGAAAACGATGAACTGCGCGCACTTCGTGTCGTTTTCCCTTCCGGTAACGGCTTTTATGTGCTGGTTGAAGTACGGCAAAGCAGCTGGTCAGCTGCAACGTCAAGTGTCGTCGGGGCGACTTACTCGTTACGTGTCCGCGGTAAGCCAAAACGCATTATGGCTAATTCCGGCGCCTGATCCTGAGCGGCTTCGGCCGCTTTTTTTATCACCTAATACTGAAAAAAGAGAAAAATGAAATGGCGCAAAAGACACCACAGAATTCACTACGCAACATGGCGCTTACTGCATCGAAAGCGTACCGCACAAAACCCGGCATTACCGTGCCCGAATGGGATGATGCAAGGGTAACCCTGCGCGAACCATCTGGCGATGCCTGGGTTAAGTTTCGCGAAATCCTTAACCCGGACGTGACAGAAGGCGAAGAACCGCCACAACTCACTGAAGCGCAAAAATTCATGCGTAACAAAGAGGCTGATGTCGTTCTGTTCATTGATGTACTTCTTGATGAGAACGGGAACCGGGTATTCAGCTATGAAGATCAGAAAGTTGTCTCTGAAATTTATGGCCCGGTGCATGCCCGACTGCTTGCGCAGGCGATTAACCTTGGAATTAGCCAGGAAGAAGCGGGAAAGCCGTAAAGCAGCCGCTGACATTCTTCATGATGTCACTGGCTCTCAGGCTCGGGCGCACGCTGCATGAGCTTCGGCAGAGCCTTACGGCCAGCGAATTAAAAATGTGGATTGAGTATGACCGTATCAGCCCGATAGGTGACTGGCGCGGAGATGCTCAGGCAGCGCAAATAGCTGTCGCCACGCTTAATGCTCAGGGCGGGAAATACACCATTCCCGACGTGATGCTGAAGTGGGGAGATCAGGAAAAAGAATCTGATATCTCAGAACTTGAAGAATGGATGTCCAGTCTTTGACGCCCGCGGCTGCGGGCTTTTTATTGGGTGACATATGGCTACGCTGCGCGAACTGATCATAAAAATTTCGGCAAACTCCCAGTCCTTTCAGTCTGAGATTGCCCGCGCTTCACGTATGGGAGCGGATTACCATCGCACGATGGAGCAGGGTGGCAGGCGAGCGGTGGCAGCAACGCGTGAAACGCAGCGTTCTCTTTCTGATTTGAATTCCCAGTTAGCCACTGTCAGAGCTACCGCCGCAGGACTTGCCGGGTCATGGGCAGGTGCCTTTGCCACGCATCAACTAATTGCCTTTGCTGATACCTGGAACCAGATGAATGGTCGCCTGCGTCTGGCTTCCTCATCAAGCGAAGATTTTGCCACCGCGCAACGTACTTTGATGGAGATAAGCCAGCGCACGGGCACGTCACTTGAGGCGAACAATAACCTTTACAGTCGCATTGCCCAGTCGATGCGTGATGCCGGCTATGCTTCTTCCGATGTTGCAAAAGTCACAGAAACCGTTGCCACTTCACTGAAACTTTCCGGTGCCAGTACAGAGGAGGCAAGTTCTGTAATCACGCAATTAAGCCAGGCGCTTGCCTCCGGTGTGCTACGAGGGGAAGAATTTAACTCCATTATGGAGAATGGCGGTCGCCTGGTGAAACTGTTGGCGCAGGGCCTGGGGACAACCGTTGGCGGTTTACGAGCAATGGCCAACAACGGAGAGCTGACGACAGATAAGATTGTCCCGCTCCTCACTAACGTTGAAATTCTGCGCAAAGAATTTGAAACCCTCCCTGATTCTGTCAGTGGCTCAGCGCAGAAGGTGCAGAACGCTTTTTTAGCCTGGGTTGGCGGCGCGAATGATGCGGTCGGCGCTTCTTCCACCCTTTCGGGGGCGCTTAGCGGTCTGGCTAATAATATTGATGATTTTGCCAATACCGCCGGCATTATCGTTAGTCTCGGGCTGGCTCGCTATTTCGGCAATATGGTCGGCAGTGTTGGAGCTTCAACCCGCGCGGTAATTTCAAATACTGCTGCTGAGGTGGCGCTTGCGCAGGCGCAGGTGCGTGGCGCTCAGGTCAGCGTTGCGGCAGGGCGACAGGCCGTTTACCGGGCCCAGCAGGCACGGGCGGCGGCAACGAGCCTTGAGGCTCAAATCATTGCTGAGCGAAAACTTGCTGCGGCACAGGCATCTTTAAATGCTGCTGTTGCCGGTCGCACAGGCGCTGTGAACAACCTCAACAACACCGCATCGGTTACGTCACGTCTTGGCAGCGGGGTGCTCAGTATTCTTGGCGGCTGGCCGGGCGTAATCATTGGTGCTGGTGCCGCCATGTACGGGCTGTATCAACACACCCAGCAGGTCCATCAGGAGGCGGTGGGATTTGCCAGTAACCTTGATGAGATTAACGGCAAACTCAAGCAGATGTCCGTTCTTGGGTTGCGCTCTACTGCGGCAGATGCCCGGACGTCATTACAGGCACAAAAAAATGACCTTTCTGATCTCGACTCACAGATTGCGAAGGTAAAAGACAGTCTTAAAGCGCTTGACCAGATCCAGCAGGATTACAACCGCTCCCCGACGCTGACTTTGATCAACACATTCATGGATCAGGCCGATATCACGGCCAAAAATATCGAGCTTACCGACAAGCTGAATAAGCTGGAGTATCAGCGCGAGCAGACAGCCTCAAAAGTTGAGCACACGCAAAAGCTTGTTAACGATGCCAGTGATTTGGCAACCCGGAAAGCGATTGAGCAGGCCGGGGCGGTCGCAATTCTGCAGGGCGCTTACGATCTGCTGAATCGCTCGATGTCAGCAACTGCCGGGGCGAAGCCGCCGCAATATGGTGGCCCGGTAGTGAGCATGGCGAATGCCACCCCACAACAGCAGACGGCAATGGAGCGCGCCCGGCGTGAGAATGAACTTGCCAGCCTCAGTGGCCTGCAAAAGCTACATCAGCAGCACGTTTATGAAGCGGAGGATTTAAAGCTTACCGGCGCGCTTTACACGCAGTACATCTATAACAAAGACCAGGCCGCTAAAAAGGATGACGCCGCTGCGCAGGCAAAGAAAAGCGCGACGGCCGCCACGAACGCAGAAAAGAAAGCTGAGCGTGAAGCTGCAAGCGTTGCCGAGCAGTACGCACGGAAAATTGCGGATCTCAGCGTAGCTGTGGATGTTCAGAAAGTTCGTGCGACAGAGGGGGAAAAAGCCGCGGAACTCTACGCTGCATCCCACCAGGCTGGCACGAAATGGACTGATGAACAACGGCGGTCGATAAGGGAAGCTTCCGCAGAACTGGCTAAATGGACCCAGAAAGCCGACGAGAATGTCCGTAAACAGCGTGAGCAGGCGGACGCGCTCAGGGATTTAACCGATGCAGCAATTAAGTTTCGGGATGAAGCTACCCTGACAACCGAAACCGCAGGAATGGGTGATCGTCAGCGCAGCCGTTTCGATGAAGCACAGCAGATTGAGCGTGTGTTTGGAAAAACGGATAAGGGGAGTGAAGCGGTCGCGCAGCGCGCTGCTGCGCTTGATGCCCTGGATAAAAAATACAAGGCTATCGCTGCGGCAGAGGCGGACTGGATGTCCGGGGTATCCCGTGGATATGCCAGCTGGTTTGATGAAATCAGCGATATCTCAGGTACAGTCTCAGACGGGGTAAGATCAACTATGTCCAGTGCGTTCGGCAATGTTACTTCCATGCTCGAGGGCAATAAAGTCAGCTGGCGATCCTGGGGTATTTCCGTTCTGCAGATCATAGAAAAAGTTGCCCTTCAGATGGCGATTGTAAATGCCATGGGTAAAGGCTCATCAGCATCTGGCTTACTCGGAACTCTCGCAAGTGGTGTTGCCGGGTATTTTGGCGGAGGGAATGCAGGTGCCGCGTCAAGTTCGGGAACTGCGCTGCAAAACTACGGATCTTCGTTTCAGTTCAATGCCAAAGGCGGCGTTTACGACTCTCCTTCTCTCAGCGCTTACAGCAACGGCGTATATAACTCGCCGCAGCTTTTTGCGTTCGCCAAAGGTGCGGGCGTGTTTGGTGAGGCCGGGCCGGAAGCGATCATGCCGCTTACCCGGGCTGCAGATGGCTCCCTGGGAGTTCGTGCTGTCGGTTCAGGAGTGAATAACATAGCTGGTACCGGCGCGGCGCCACAGGTTTACATCACCATCGATAGTAACGGGAACACGCAGACCCAGGCGAGTGGAGGATATGAGCAGTTCGGACGCGAAGTGGGCAGTTATGTCGATCGGCGCTATCGAGAGCTGATCAGCCGGGACATTTCTCCAGGTGGCGCAGTCTGGAATATGGCAAAAGGAGCGCGGTGATGGCTATAGAAACATTCAGCTGGTGCCCGCGCATCAATGCTGAGCAGGAGGTGAATTTTCGCCGCCGAACCGCGCAGTTTGGTGATGGTTACCAGCAGGTGTCCGGTGACGGGATTAATCCCAGATCTCAAAAGTGGACTCTTCAGTTTACCGGTTCAGAAGCATACATCGCGGCGATTAAAGCGTTTCTCGATCGCCACCAGGGGGTTAAGGCTTTTCAGTGGCGTCCGCCGCTTGAGCCGCTCGGGCTCTACCGCTGTGATACCTATACACCCACCGCCCTCGGCGCAGGGCAGTACAACCTGTCCGCAACCTTTGAGCAGGCTTATAAACCATGAGCTTAAACAGTGATTACCAGAAACTTGAGCCGGGCAATGCAGTCCGGCTTTTTTCTGTCGACGGCACGGCGTTCGGCACCGGAGAGGTGCTGCGCTTTCATTGCCACAACGTTCCGCATACAGAAGCGGAGATCGTGGCCGCTGGTGGTGATGAATCAAAACTACCGGCAAAAAGTATCTGGTGGCAGGGGCAGGAATATAAAGCCTGGCCGTGCCAGATTGAAGGGATCGAAGCCTCAACCAGCGGCAGCAGCGCACAGCCTAAATTATCGGTCGCTAACTTAGACGGCTCGATCACCGCACTTTGTCTGGCATATGACGACCTGCTGCAGGCCAAAGTCACCATCCATGACACACTGGCGCAGTACCTTGATGCGCGGAACTTTCCCGGCGGAAACCCGACCGCAGATGCCACGCAGGAAAAACTGCAGGTCTGGTATATCGATGCGAAAACTTCCGAAACCAGTGAGGTGGTGGAGTTCGCGTTATCCAGCCCCATGGATTTACAGGGACTGATGATCCCGACACGCCAGCTTCACTCCCTCTGCACCTGGTGTATCCGTAACAAATACCGTACCGGTGATGGCTGTGATTACGCCGGGACGCGCTATTTCGACAAAAACAACAATCCCGTGGATGACCCGTCCCGCGATGAATGCAACGGCACACTGACCGCATGCAAACTGCGGTTTGGTGAAGGTAACGAGCTTCCGTTCGGCGGCTTCCCGGGCACTTCTTTGATCCGGAGCTGACATGCGTAAAAAGACCATCGCGGACATTATGGCCCACGCCGAAGCGGAATATCCCCGCGAG